CGACATACGCCGACCACGCTGTCAGCGGCGTTATCGGAAACTATCAAGGCCGCATCACCGAGTCAGGCACACTTGTCCAGACCGATGACAAAAAAATACTTGTGTCAGTCGGCACAGCGCCAGAACCAACTGCCGGCGCGCAGATTATCGACGGCGCGACGGTGTATGTGGTGCAGACGGTTAAGGCGCTGAATCCGGCGGGGACTCCGTTGCTGTATGAGTTGCAGGGGCGCAAGTAGTGAGTTTCTCGGATGACATGAACGCTTACGCCAAGAAGGCCGGCGCAAGTCTTGAAGAGACGAGCCGCGCAATTGTGCTGGAGCTGTTTGGGTCGGTTATCAAGGACACTCCGGTAAAAAGCGGGAGGGCCAAGGGTAACTGGCAGACAACTATCGGCGCGCCTGCAAGCGGGACGGTTGACCGGCTTGGTGAGCCTGAGGCGCTGGCTGATGTATCGCAGCAAACCGCTTCGTTTGGAGCTGGCAAGGTTATTTACCTATCCAACAATCTGCCGTACATCTATCGGCTGGAATATGACGGCTGGTCACAGCAGGCGCCAGGCGGGATGCTCAGAAAGAACGTCGCCCGCATCCAACAAATCGTCGCCAAAGCCGCACGGGATAACAAAATATGAGCGCATTCGCCAAGATCAGCCAGGCGCTGATTAACCAATACCGCGCATCCGGTGCGTTTACTGACTTGCTTACGGCCTACGAAAACGCCGCATTCACCAAGCCAGCCGCCTCCGTACCATGGGGCGCCGTATTCATTGTCACCAATCAGCCAACGCCAGAATCAGCAGGCGCTGGCGGCATGGATGGCAATACTGGATTCTTGCAAATCGACCTGAATTACCCGATCAACGCCGGGGCTGGCGCGATTGTGGCAAAGGCTGATTCTGTGGCACAATACTTTAAAGCTGGCACGCGGCTTGCATACAGCGGGCAGCAGGTACAAATCCAATCGTGCGGGCGCTCACAAGGCCGCCAAGTCGATGGGTTCTATCGAGTCAGCATGACAATCAACTGGACGGCATACGTCCCGAGGTAATCCAAATGCCAGCAATTGCATCAGCATCAGTCGTCAGCCTTTACTACGTCGCCGAGGTTGCCGGTGCAATTCCGGCCTCGCCAGCTTGGAAGCCTATTCGCTACAAGACTGGCGGTAACTCGCTGGCCTACAACGCCGAGCGGATCACCTCAGAGGAAGTGCGCGGCGACCGTCACCGCACTGCCGACCGTCGCGGGACGTTCTCTGCTGCTGGCGACATCTCGTGCCAGCTTGCGTACAGCGCACTGGATGACCTGCTAGAAGCTGGCTTCTGCGGCACATGGGCTGCTGGTTCTACGCTGACTAACGCCGGTATCAGTGCTGCCAGTGCTGACAGTTCGTTCAACTCCACTGCCTTGTTCACCCAGGCTGCCGGCGACATTATCAAGGTGTCTGGCTTCGCTGACGCGGCCAACAACGGCCTGTTCCGTGTTGTGACTGCTACCACTTCCAAGCTGACCGTGACCAATATCGAAGGCTTGCCGGTAACGCTGGTAACTGCCTCTGCTGGCCCCGCTATCACCATCGTAGGCCAGTCTAAGCTGATCACCGGCCAGACTCGCCGCACCTTTGCAATCCTTGAGCGCCACACCGACCTTGGCATTGACTACCTGTATCGCGGCATGGAAGTGGACAAAATCGCGCTGTCTGGCAAGGCTGGCGAAAAGTGGGATGTCACGTTCTCGCTGCTGGGCACTTCGCAGGAACAACTGCTGAGCTTGCCTGCTGGCTCGACATTCGCAGCCGCTACCACTACCGACTTTATGACCGCCTTGGACGGCTCGCTTGACATCGCCGGCACCGAGTTCGGTTTCTGCACAGAGTACACTGCAAGCGTGGCTAACGGCATCGCGCAGAAATACGTTGTAGGTAGCAAGAACAGCGTGGCCAGCGTTATCGACACCATCACCGCAGATGGCACCGTAGTGGCGTTCTTCGACTCGGCAGCGTTTTACAATCGCTTCCTGAATGACACCAAGGCTTCGATGTCGCTGGTGGCTACCGACGCCGTTAGCGCGTACCGGCTCAAAACCCCAGACGCCAGCTATGTCGGCGGGTCTAAGCAGTCGAGTGGCACTGACGTGATCGTAAACCTGACCTATTCGGCGGGCTATAACCTCGCATCGAATAGCGAGTTCGTTCTAGAGCGAATCGCTTAATGGCCGGTTTCAACGATGGCTACAGCCTGGAGGCGGCCAGCGATGGCCGCGAATTCATGGCCCCGGATATTAACGGCAAACCGTCCGTTAAGATGACGATTAGGCACGCCGAGAGCGACGTTTTCAGGCGCGTAAAGGCTGCCGAGCTGGCGTGGTTATCTGGCCAGCTTGCCGGCGTTACGGATGATATTGAGCGGCAGCGGATCGTCGAAGAGTCAACCTTGCGCGCTGTTTCGTATTTGGTGGCCGGCTGGGAGCTAGACGAAGAATGCACGCAGCCTAACGTGCTAGCGCTGCTATCGGCGCGCCCGTATCTGGCGAAGTGGATTGACCAGCAGTCGGTACGCAATGCTGATTTTTTTACGCCGGCCTCGGTCGGCTAATCGCATACGCCGAGGCATGGGCAAAGCTGCAAAAACGGGTTAGCAAGGATAGCGACCTGACGCTAGGCGAGGTACTACAGCGCCAGTGGAAGCGCTCAGGGGTAAAGCCCGAAGCGCTTACCATGCCAGAGGTGCCGGATGAACTGGGCTATTTGTGGCGCTGGTACTTTGAAGTTAAGCGCGACTCTGCGCCGATAACGTGGCCGGTGCTGGATAGCTGGTCACGCATCACCGCCACACCGATTTGCGGGCGCGATGCCCAAGCACTCATTAAGATAGACGACGCCATTTTAAGGAGTGCGCGGGAATGACTGAAACGGCCAGCCTAGTAATCGCGGTAGACGCGAAAGGCGTCAAGACTGCGACGGATGACCTAAAGAAACTTGGCGATGCCGCCGGCCCCGCCGAAAAGAAAGCCACGCAACTAGGAAAGGCAATCGGCACGGCTGTAGCAGCAGCAGCCACCGGGGCATTTGGCGCGTTCATCAAAGAGTCAATCGACCTAGCAGATAACGCCAGCAAAGCCGCGCAAATGGCGGGCGTCACCACTGAGGCGCTTACCGGACTGCAATACGCTGCTGGCCTTGCTGACGTTTCCGCTGGCGAGCTAAACAACAGTCTGAAATTCCTTAACCTGTCGATCAGCAAAGCAGCAGCAGGCGGCAAGGATGCACAGCGGGCGTTCGGTGATATTGGCGTTTCAGTGCGAGACGCTGCCGGCAATCTTCGCACCGCAGACGCTGTGCTGCTGGATGTTGCTGACCGTTTCTCGCAATACGAAGGTGGCGCAGAGAAAGCAGCACTAGCTCAAGAGCTGTTTGGCCGGTCTGGAACCGCACTGATTCCGCTGCTGAATAGTGGCGCCGCCGGTATCAATGAGCTAACCGCGCAAGCCGAGCGTTTTGGCCTTGTCGTATCGCAGGAAACAGCAACCGCCAGCGAAGAGTTCAACGACTCGCTGACTGTCATGCAGGGCATCACGCGCGGCGTAGGCAACCAGCTTGCACGCGAAATGCTGCCGACTCTGAATGACATCACCGGAACCATGATTGACGTTGCCGAGAATACGGACGCAGTTTCTACCGCGTCCGACATTCTGTCTGGCACGCTTAAATCGCTAGTAACTGCCGGTATCGTTGTCGGAACCACCTTCAAGGCCGTAGGTGATGGCATCGGCGCTTTTGCTGCTGGTGCCGCTGCCGCTGCGCAGGGCGAGTTCATGCAGGCCATCGACATCTTCAAGATGGGCGGCACTGACTACAAGGAAACAACCGAGGCGGCGCTAAACCGTATCAATGCGCTATGGGATGGCTCGGCAGCAAAGACCGGCGAAGAGGCTGGCAAGGTTGCTGGGTCGTTGCGCGAATTGAAGCGCGGCGCAACCGAGGCAGGCGAAGAGTCGGAAAAAGCAGCAGGCAAAGTCGCCAAGCTAACCGACACCATTGGCGCGCAGGTTGCAGCGCTTGAATTCCAAGCCTCAGTCGTGGGCAAGGACAAAGACGAGGTAACGCTGCTCAAGCTGGCATTAGACGGCGCTACAGAGTCGCAAATGTCAGCCGCACAAGCAGCACTTGGCACGGTTAGTGCATACGACGCCCAGGCCGAGGCAGCATCTAACGCCAAGAAGGCAGAAGACGATAAAGCAGCGCGCGGCAAGGCAATTACTCAGGAGTCGCTGTCTGACCTTGAAGTGCTGGCGCAGAAACAACAGGGCTACTACGACGCGCTCCAAGAAGGCAGCATTACGCAGGAAACCTTTAACAAGGTGTCGGCAAAAAACAGCGAGGCCATGCGCGACGTGGCAAACGGTGCCGGCGAGGCGACCGGCGCACTAGATGACTTTGCCAAGACAGCACAGGAAAACATTCAGAGCCAGCTAGCGGACAACCTCACAAATGGGTTTGAAGGCTCGTTTAAAGACATCCTTAGCGGCTGGGGGCAGCTTGTACAGCGCATGATTGCAGAGGCCGCTGCGGCACAGCTTACCGAGTCGCTGTTTGGCGCGCTTGGTGTTGGTGGCGCTAAGGGCGGTTCGACTGGTGGAGCTGGCGCACTTGCAAGTATCGGCAGCTTCTTTGCTGGTTTCTTCGACAATGGCGGCAACATTCCAAGCGGGCAGTTTGGCGTAGTCGGCGAGAAAGGGCCGGAGATTGTGCGCGGCCCTGTCAATGTCACCGGGCGCGAAGACACTAAGCGCCTAAGCGGCGGAAACACCATCATCATCAATCAGCCTGGCGTGTCGAATACGCGCGAGGCAGAACGCAGCGCTGGCGCCACACGTCGCGCAGTTTATGGCGCAGTCAACTCAGGGTCACGATATGCCTAGTTTTTTGGAAGACCGACTACCAATCGCCATTGACTACGGCTCATCGTTTGGCGAAGAGTACGCGGTAGAAATCGACACCACAGCCAACGGCAACGAATACCGGCGCTTGCGCCATAACGCCCCCCGCGCACGCTATGACCTGTCGTTTGATATGCGCCAGCAGCTATGGGTGATGGATGAGGTCGTTTCGCTATTCCATCGGGTGTTTGGCCGTTTCGCAGGGTTCCGTGTCAAGAACCTTGCCGACTTTTCAAGCAATGGCTACACCGGAACGCCTACTGCTACCGATCAGGCGTGCGCGCTGGTGTCTGCTGGCGTTTACCAGCTCCAGAAGTCCTATGGTGGAGCTGGCGGCACGATCAGCGTAGGGCGGCCCATCCGTACCGTGTTCAAGCCAGTCGCTGGGTCTGTAGTGGTTGGCATGGCCGGCGCTGCTTTGCCGGTTTCTCAGTGGTCGGTAGATACCGTGACCGGACGCGTCACTATGGCTGCCAATAAGTCGCGATCCATCACAGCCATCACGAAAGCCGCGCAGGCAGTAGTAACGGTTGGCGCGCACACATTCGCGGTAGGTGAGTCGGTCGCGTTTACTGGCGTACTCGGCATGACGCAGATTAACGGGTTGCGTGCGCTGATTACGGCTATCAGCGGAACCACGATCACTGTGGCGATTAACTCCACCGGGTTCGGCACCTACACAAGTGGCGGCACCGTGCAAACTAACCCGCTGACTGGCGAGGCTGTGACTGCTGGTTTTGAGTTCGATTTGCCAATGCGCTTCGACTCCGACCTGTCCGGGTTGACCTATGCAACCTTCGACACGCTATCGACTGGCGGCATTAACCTAGTCGAGATTCTAAACCCTTAACCGCAGCGCATGGTTATGGCATAATCTTTGCATTAGCAGGGGTTATGC